CAAGAAGTCTAAGCTGCGTAAGTTTTTGCTGACCATCTATAAGTTCTGTTCGCCATCCAAGAATTTCGCGCGGTGAATATGTTATCCAATAAGGGCGTCCTGTAGAATTTGATGGGGCATCTACGAGAACGCCAACGTGGCCGTATCTCAACATTATTTTTGCTGTCTCATAAGTCCAACTAGTGAGATCATTTCCTTGGAGGTCAACATCGAACAAGTCTTCGGTAACTCGTTCTGATACTTCATTTAATCGCACAGGTTTGCGCGTAAGCATACCCGCAAGCAATCTTTCTATCCTGACGTATAAGGGCGCAAGAACGCTTGTCGCCAAACGATTGTCATATGATTCATCTTGCTCGCGTGGCATCTGGGGGAGGTATTTTCGATGTCTTTTTCTTATTCCATAAGTACCTGAAATTAAATCCTCAATC